TTCATGTTGATGTAGGCCCCGACTACCTTGGGGATTTCATCAATTTTTGCGATGTCGAGATTTTCAAGTATTCCCATAATCCAGTTATCTATGACCTCAATCAGAACCTTCCCGTGTTCCGATTCAATCAACCTGGCAAGTTTTAAATACCTCTCATTGGCATCCATTTACTGAAGCGTCCTCCCCTGGCTCTGTGCGGCAAGAGCAGCAAGAATAGCTTCGGGAGGTATCCCGGCTCTCCCCCCGCCCCCATTACCACCAGGCGGCATCCCCTGCGGGGGAGGCAACTGGCCCTGTAATTGTTGGGTCTTGGCCTGGGCTTCCATCTTCTTCATATCGAAAGCCTCTTTCTGCATATTGAGGTTGTCCATCTTGGCCTGCTTCTCAGCCTGATTGTTGGCCTGTATCTGCTGTTCTTCCTGCTCATCGACAACCAGTTCGTGGGGTCGTTCAAAGCTGAAACAGTCAATAATCCGGTTTGTCCACTCCCTCAGCTTGAGCCGTTCCAGAAGCGGCGGTATTTTGGACGCTACCACGAAGAAGTCAATAATCTTCTTAAGCTTGGCCATCTTCTCGAAGTAAGAGGAAATGCCCCTGGAAGTCACCCATGAGGTCTTTAGCATGAAAGCAATACGTTCCTCCCTGGTCTGTGCGGCAAAGGGAAGGCCGAACTGCATAGCCATTTTCTGCAAGGCCGGATCTCTGAAATCATCCCAAAACTGGATAATCAGTTGCCGTGACATTTCAATTGAAGGTTCGATAAGCCCCTCTTCCAGATTCCGGCCTATGCTCTCAAACATACTGTCGGTCTGCTTGTTGGCCCCTTCGTACTCGGTCGCCGTTGTTTTCTTGGTTTCCAGGGCTAACGAGAAGTCAGTTACCATGTCAGAGTTCTGCAAGGCCCGTCTAAGAATCTCCGTCTCAGCCATTGCTCCGCGGGGGACATCACTTATTTGGACTTCATTAATGGCCTTACCGTCTCCATTGACCAGGATAGGACTACCAGGGCGTAGCTTGGTCAAGACATCAGGGTTTCTCAGTCTGTCCGGGTTGACCTCAAACAGCTTAATCAATTTCCAGAGCAAACCATCGAGGCTCATGTTGGTGATGTTGACAATGGCTTTTTGGAGGCTGATAGCACCTTCGATCAATGATTGCCCCTCAAGACGGAACAGGAAGTCTACTGGGGAGAAGATGATGTAAGGCGGTTTCCCGTAGAGAGGCCCATAGAACCGCATGGGGTTCTCAAGGTTCCCGGTGTTGAGGATATACTGCTTGTTGGCCAGAACGACACGGGCATTCTTTTTTAGAACTTCGCCCTTGCGGTTATAGACAGGCCCCCAATATTCGTAAAGGTGAACCCGACGCTTAAACTCATTCTTCCCGGTGTAGAGCTTTAATTTCTCCAGCCGTTCAACTTCCTTGGGGTCCTCCGAGTAATCGGTGTTTTTTAACTTTTCAACCTGCTTGGGGTCATAATACCAGGAGCCGTCCGGCATTTTAATCTTGGATAAGGCCACTATGTCCGGCAAGCTGGCCATAGATTCTTCCACGATATAGCTGTGTTCCGGGTCGAAATAAATCTGCCGGGGATCAACTACCCTGGCGGCCAGACCGGACGACATCCATTTCACTTCTTCAAAAGTAGTTTCTGTGGTTGGTTGAAAGATGTTCGTCCAGTTGACCGCCTGTTTAGCCTCTATCCGGCACTTCTCCTGCGGTTCCCACCAGAGCTTGAGAACTCCGGTTCCAAAGGTAAATCCGGATTCAACCCCCTCCATCAATTTGGTGTCGAACTTTATACTATCCAAAAAGTATTTAAGCGCCGCTTTCTGCCCAGGAACGCTTCTGTCGTTGATATTGGTGTTGAGAGGATCATGGATATCGAAATACTCCCCGGCCTGAATGATGATCCGGCGAATCATGGAAGTCGCTTTCTTGATAGCCGGGTTTAGCTCGGGAACATAAACCTTTGACTGCCAGTCCTGCTTCTTAGAGAAGTCCTGGTACATCCGGTAGGCATCCCAACAATCGTTCCAGGTATTACGCACTTCACGGTAAATTTCTTCCGCTTCCTGTTGACAGGCCAGAATCAAGTCCCTGGTTTCATTCAGGTCGATAGTCTGAGTTTTGGCCTTCTTGGTCTTTGGTTCCGTCTTGGGGGGAACATCGAAAATCTGGTCGCCCGTTCCCGCCGAAGATAGATTTATTCCGGTTAAGGGGTCCATCCGTGAAATTTCCTTTTCATGTAATCATCGGTTGGCAACATCCCCTTCTGTGCTTTGGGATGCTCAATATCGAAAGACCCGCTTCCGATAAACCTCCAGGGTTCCAGGTGTATGGCTCCGCACTCGATACAGCGGTAGACAGAAACACACTTATCTTTTTTGACATCGTAGTTATGTCCCACGAACTCGGCTACCCCTCTCCGGCAGGTGTTACAGCGGTTCTGATTTAACGGCATCCAATACCACCAAAATAAAAAAGGCCACTCCCGGGAAATGCTACCCCGAATAAGTGACCTTTGGCTTAGTGCGAAAATTTAAGTTTAGGAGACTATTTAAGCAATAATAATAGCTTACGCTTGAATCCCTCCATTGTTTTAAGTATGGAAATTATCTGATCGCGTTCGTCCTCCGTAAAAATAGAAGCTATTTTATCTTTTCCCTTATCAGATAATTGCGGCATTGTCAAGGTTTTTTTATAGGTATTATCTATTTGACGCATAGGTTAAAGCCTATTTACACCCTTTAAAATGGTTCCCCAGGGCCAGCCATATTTCATCCAGTTTTCCGTTCTGCATCTTAATCGGTATGCCCTTGCGATAAATCGGATGGTACTCATGGCCGCAGTTTTTGCACTCGTAATGAATATCATCCCCGGTGCGGTGATACTTGAAGTTAAGCTCATCCCCTATTGTTTCGATTTTCATGGTTCCCTCCTTACGCATAACTCCCCGCTAAGTCCCCCCTGGCCGAACTGCTGGTTCCATCCAGGTAGGAATAATCCCTTCCGCTGTACTTGCTTTCCGGTGTCCTCTCCATAGCCAAGCACATATAAGAAAATGCCTTCCGGTAATGGTCCGGGCCAGTCTTGATCCACTTATTATAAACGCTTCCCGTTTCCCGGTCCTCTATCTTCTTCCGGGCTACGTTATGGCAATGCTTGGCAAATTCAGTTATCAGGTCTGATTTCCTCGGTAGAACCGTCTTGCCGTCCTGTAGTATCTGGTGACTGGCGTCCATAGCCATAGACTGATAAACGGTTATCTTCTTTTGGTCATCATCCCATCTCATCCCGGTTGAAGGGGAGTTGGAGTAGAAACAGGCCCAGGCCCGGTAAGGGTGGTCCTTGGTGAAGTTCAAAGCCTTCTTAGGTTCCGGCAGACCATCCAAAACCAAGTACC